TTCTCAGCATTAAACAATCCTGTTGTTGCATTCTTTGACACGATACGAGCTGATGGTGTTACGAAGATATAATTGACACCATCTTTTGTTTCAGAAACAAATCGTGTGAAGCGAGGAATAACAATAGAACTATTTGAATCATTTGCAACTGGAGTGATCGTTAGATCTACTGCAGCCTTTGATGCAACTCGTGATCGAGGAGTGTAACCAAGAAGTTTTGCGTGAGACACAACTGCGCCACGAGTGAGAGCAGTATCAATAAACATTTCATTGGCTACCATATTTAAATAGTAACCCATATAGTGAGTGTTATATGCAAGAACATCGATAAGTGTCGACAAACCTGAGCCTTCAAAATTATAGTCGCTGAACTCTGATTGAGCCTGCATGAACTCTTTTAGATTTCGCTTGATTGTATCGAAATCTAATTCAGCAACTTGAAGTTTTGCATCAATATTTGCCATGTTATCTTACTCGTTCTAGGAAGAAGGTTATTGTAATTGGTTGTGGATCATTTCGAATAATAAACTTAATTGACACATCATATCCATTCTTATCGTGATCTGGATTCGCTGTCACATCTAATAACTGAACTCTGGTCTCATAATTAACAATAGTTTTTGTAATCTCTTCGATTATATTATTTGTTGTAATATTATCTATAGGCTCAAACAAGTATCGTTTTAAATTGCATCCGAGTTCTGGATTAAATAATCTCTCATAATGCGAAGTTTGTAGCAAATTACCAATAGACTGAGCGATCGCATTTTCATTAGTCTTTTTAAGAATATCACTAGTAATCGGATTTGGCATAAAATCCACATCAATATCACTAAATGTTCTTGTTGATAGTGCCATCTTAAGTTTCCGTCACAGCCGCTGCAGTATTAAATGCTGTTTTTGCGGTTGCAGTTCCTATACGATTAAATAGAGCATATCCAACACTGCTTGTATCTGTAAACTGAGAAGCCATACCTACCACTGTTGTAGCAGAAGTTAGAGTATTGCTTGCCTCATTGAATGCATGCGTATCAGAATCAATCACAGCGTTCATAGTATTTGCATGATTATTTATAAGGAGTTGACAATCGTTAACAAGAGTGGTGATTGTCGCTGCATCAGTTATTGCATCTAATCGAGATATTTGATCTAGTTTATTATTTACTACATACTGAAGGGAATTCGATATATTATTAAGTTTTGTTTCGGAAAACAGAGCCGAAGCGGTATTTGCAATAAAACTATCTGGGCTCTGCCCTGTTAATCCACTTAAATTGCTTCCTGCATCTTTAAGTTTATTAAAGTCGGGAATCGTGTCAGAGATAGAGGTCGCTTGACCTGAAAGTAATTGAGTGTGAGCCTGAAAATCAGTAAGAGCATTCTGTATACCAGTAATTCCGTTAGTCAATGCACTTAATTGTCCACCAGAAAGTTTACCTGTAACCGCAGTAATTTTTGAAGATACATCTCCGATTTTAGAATTGATGGCACCTTCTACCAATGACATTGGATTTTGAGTAATTGCAGTGATCGCTCCTGCGGCTGATTGAACCTGGGAGATAACCCCTCCAAGCTGTTCACCGATCGCCCCAAGACCAGCCTGTTTAATTGCAACAGGAAGCCCACCAACTGTAACGGTCGGAATTTGCTGCAAGAAAGATCCACCCATATGAAGGCGATCCATAACTGTCGACTTCAGTTCTGAGATAATATAGGCTTCTGCTTTCGTTACAAATCCCATTTTATCCTCCCGTATTTGCCGAAGTTGGGGCAACATTTACAGTTTCAGTTTTTGGATAAGTTCGTTTTCCAGTCACAGTAACAATCTCAGGCAATCCTTGATTCTTTGTTTTGTTTATCTCTTTTTGAATGTCATTATCTACAATGAACTCGATACCCTTTGTTATAGCACCAGCTGCTACCTTATCGATTTTTCCGAGAATCTCAGATTTCGAAGATCCAGTTAGAGATAGAATATCTCCTCGAGATTTATTAATCTCAGATTCTGTTGCCGCAACCTTTGCGGTGATTTCTCCAATCGGTAATGAAGAAGCAAGGTCTTTAATTGTAGAGTCGAGTGTGCTCTTTAGATCGCCAACAACACCAGAGATTGAGGAAGTCAATCCACCAACTGCCTTACCCAAAGAGCTGCCCGCTAGACCACCAAGAGCTCCACCAGCAGTTGCGCCACTGATTGCAGAAGTGATACCGCTTGCCGCATTTGCTGCTGCCCCAGCAACTGTTCCTGCAACTCCTGCCGCTGCAGCTGCAAAGTTCGTACCCAATGTTGAAACTGCATTATTTCCTGCTGCGGTCGCTGCAGTTTGAGCGGCACCAGCTGCAGACGCTTCACCAGCACCTGATTGAGTACCACCACCAGTAATTCCTGCACCTGATGCTGAAGAAACAGAGCCACCCTGAAGATTAACTTTCGCTGCAGGAATATCAACAGTTGATCCAGCAAGACCAGCAGTTGCGCCCTTGAGATCTAAACGACCACCAGCAGTAAATTTGCCACCGCTGCCAGCTTTCAGATCGATTGAGCCAGTTGATTCAATGTTGACTGAACTACCCTTTATCTTAATTGCACCATCAGCTGCCATATTAATTGCAGCAGCCTCAATATTCACTGTCGCAGTTTTAAGATTAAAATTGCCTTCAACGGTAATTACTGCCTTGCCTTTTACATAGATGAAATCATCACCCATGATGACTTCATAATTGTCTTTTTGCACTCTCTCAACTTTGTTACCATCTTTATCAACTTCAAAGTATGATCCATTTCGATGCGCTAGATGAATACGCTCCTTTCCAGGAGTATCATCTAATTCGAATGCATGACCTGATTCTGTTTCAAGCGCATAGTTGTATGGATATTTCGGAGCAAATGCTGGCGCTGGTTCAGACCAAGTAACTCCACCAGCAGATTGAACACCCTTTTTAAGATTCTTTTTTCGTGTAGCAATGATCGTACTGTCTGCCTTTCCGCGAGCAAGACGATTCGTCGTTGCTTCTTTTAGATACTTTGACTTTGGATAGGCTTCTGCATTATCATCTGGTCGTTTTGGTGCATCGCCAAAACTCTTTCGTGGATCACTAAATCCATCTTCGTATTTTGGTTTCTTTTCAGGTTTTCCTGGAAACACTCCCATGATCACTGGATTTTGAGCACTCTCGCCATCCATGAAGAAACCGAATACCATATCGCCTTCTTTTGGAGTATACAGTGCAGGATGATTTACAGGAACAGTTGGGTGAGCCCAAGGGAGGTCGCTAGTTGGAATCTTTTTCTTGTCTTCAGTATGCCAACCGAAGCAGCGAACTCGAACACGACCGAGTTGCTCTGGATCTTGGCGATCCTCTACGACACCAACCCACCAAACAAAACCTTCTAAACCTATAAAATTCTTGCGCGCCTTCATGAGAATTTGCTCGTGACTTTTTCAAGCCCATCTTTTGCAGCAGGAATTTGTTTTGAGAATGAATCAGAAACTAATTCGACAATACTCTCGAAATCGCCCTTATCCATTCCAGAAAACTTATGGCAAATAGCCGACACAAGATAGTTTCCTGTGCGATACTCATCTGGAGTTTTACCTTTTGCGTCTGCACCTTCGAACTTTGGAAACTCATACTTAACAACTTCGCCAGCTTTCAAGAAAATATCTCCAGGGATCACAATTTTAATTCTGGTATTATGCATTGCTGTCATATGCAATGCGCGATTCATCATCCACTTATCTCTATCATTAGATTTTTCAGAGGATGTGTCATTAATCGCAATGTTTGTTAGAAATAAAGAATCGTGTGTGGCAGTGATTGGCTTCTTATCCATATTTTTAAGAGAATTAGTTGCCTTAAATTTATTCAATAGATTATTCTGCGCCTCTGCAGTTTCAATTGAATAGTCATGATATGTAAATGATTGTGTAAAAATATCGACAGACATTAATCTAGAAGCATAACCACCATTCTGTAAACCCTTGAGTACATCAAACTCTCCACGAATCTCAAATGCATCGATAGAGTCTTTGTTATTTGCTGGGTCTTGATCAACTGTTTTGATTTCGTATTTTAATGTCTTAAGAGGCTTCTCTTTGATTAGAGTATTATAGGATCTGAACTGATATCCGTCTCGATCCTCATAGAAGAAATAACAATATTTTGGTGGTTTACTGGCATCATATGAACGAGATGCAGCCCACTGAATAACCTCGAGAGGATTCATTCCTGGAACCACCAAATCATAAACACCGCTTGTTGTATCCATCTTTTTAATTCTAGATGGATCAACCTTTAATTCGTTCAATAGAATATCACGAACGATATCGACGGTTTTCTTACCCTTATATGCTTTGCTCACCTTCTTTTGATTTGAGAATACTAATTCTTCTGAGCAAAAATAAAGTACGAATGTTTGCCCTGAGTCAGAAGCAGGTTTTCTGCTGCCAGTTTTATAGATTCTAAAGATCTTTTCGATTGGTTTACCTAGAGACGGTTTATCAATAGACAATTTTAGATACTCATTACCGCAAAAGTAAAAGTTACTGAAGATGTCATGACCATCTTGAACGATGATACTTCCACTCATAACAGATGAATAGATGTCTTGGAATAGTTGCAGTTCAATGTAGATTTTTCGAAGGTCGACAGTTTGACCTCCAGAATTGATGATCTCTAGAACCTTAACATCAAAATTTTTCGAACCTGTTACGCCAATATCTTCAGCCATCACTGACTCATTAATTGTTTAAATTCTTGTTCAACTCTAGTCACATATGCAGGATCTAGTAGTTTTATTTTTCTTCGTTTTTCATTCTCATTAATCTCATTTTGATAATTTGATACTGCTTTATTTCGAGTAACAATCGTAGCAACTTGACCATTTGCAAGAGTGCTTTGTTCTGTACTTACTACCACAGAAGTATCAGCAGTTCCAGGGACTGTGCGATCAACTAGAGTCTCAGTCACAAAATTATATTCTTTATCTGAAATGATAGAGGAGACTGATGATTCGTAGAATTTTACACCATTGAAGGTAATTGTAGTTGTGATTTCCTGTTCATAATGATGAATGGTAGTTTGTGCTTGAGTGATTGTTTGATCATATTTGTTCTTTACATATTCATCAAGCACCACAGACTTCATAGGAAATTCATATAAAGGATTAACATATTTGTTGAATAATAGGACAAGCCAAGAGCGAAATGCGCTTCCGTAAATCTTGTGTGCAATAATTTCTGGTGTATCAGAATCTTGCACTTCGTATTCGAAATAGATTGCCGAGTTGTCTACAATTTCCTTTAAGAACGCAGAGCGAGCAAAGATATTTGTGACAGCTTGATTGTTGATAGTATTCTTATCAAAAGTATACACCAACTTTGGGAAATAATTAAAATATCCAAGACTAGCCATTAATAACCTTCCTCGATACGACCCTTGTGCATGAGTTCGAGCTCTTTAAATCGTAACTGCATTGAAATGTCAACTGGCATACCATCACTGAATGTTGTCCATTGACCCGCAGCTGCATAGTTAACATCAATGCCGACCAAAACGCATGAGGATATCTTATGAATATTTGTATTTTCTTTTCCGTTATAAAAGAACTTAATATCAAACTCAGCTGGTGGAATAAAGAAACGACCAGATGATCCCCTCAAGAGCTCTGGTGCAGAATGAAACTTAAATTCTTTAATGATTTTGCGAATTGCTGCAGCTTCGGCTTCACTTCTGGCAGACATCTTAAAATCAAACATAAACTCTCTGTGACCTGTCTTTTGATAGAGAATTTCTACTTGTGGGTTTTGTGCAAGTCCAGCAGAGAAAAGCAATGCTTCCTTAATTCCTCCACCAAACACTCCAGATTTTTCGGCAAGAGTTCCTACTAGTTCAGACATTGAGCCTGCACCAGCACCTTTGAGATCTCCTTTACCTTCTTTGATAAATCCTTCTATTGTTGAGCCAACACCAGCTGCGCCTTGACCAATAGCACCAACCATTCCAAGTGCTTCTGTCATCGAAATTTCACCATACTCATGAATGATCTGTTGATTGATAGTGTCTGGCATATACATTGAAATCGTAGATTTTAATCGTTTTGTTTTACGAGAAAGATCAATGGAGCTGACAATCGTTGAGCCAATCAAACCACCAACAGCTCCTCCAACACCAGCAGCAGCGATACCAGCTAAAGGTCCACCCAACTCTGCTGCTAACGCTCCCGCACCACCACCAAGCGCAGCACCAAACGCGAACCCTCCAACCCCTTCGGCAAATAACTGCCCCACGGTACTATCACTGATAATCTGATTTCCTGAGGCAATCTGACCGACACCAGCAGCTGCATCATTTGCGCGATTTTGATTTGCGGTCGGACCGATATTAGTTCTTTCTTGGATATTGTAATTAGATTTTTCTTGCACATTGACATAGAAGGTTACATAATGCAACCCTTCGAAGTTATTAGTGCCAAGATTAATTGGGTATCGATGATCAGTGCTTGCAAACGCATTCTTAGCCAAAATTGCTAGTGGACCCTTTGCTTCGTTTGGATCTAGATTTCTTGAAACACTATTCAGCGTAAGTGGTGTTGACATTAAGTTCTTCCGAGGGGTCTAAATAAATCTATGGCTTATTCAGGTAGATACAGTCCGAAAAATACCAATAAATATTTAGGTGATCCGACAAACATCTGGTATAGATCGCTGTGGGAACGCCGAGTCATGGTGCACTTAGATGCCAACCCAAGTGTAATTGAGTGGTCTAACGAAGAGATTATAATACCTTATTTATCCCCAGTTGACAATCGTTGGCATCGCTATTTCCCTGACTTTTTTGTTCGCGTTCGAAATAAACTGGGTATGTTAGAGGGAATGATTTTAGAGGTTAAGCCGAAAAGTCAGGCGAAGCCTCCAGAAAAAAAGAGTAAAATTACTCGAAGATATATTAATGAGGTAATGACTTGGGGTGTGAATGAGGCAAAATGGAAGGCTGCATCTGAATACTGTAAGACTCGTCAATGGAAGTTTCAAATCATAACTGAGGATGATCTCGGAATCTAATGCCATCACTATTTGACAAATTAAGTCGAGAAATGACTGCGGCTGGCATTGCGCCAAGAAGCGCAGAGGCAAGATCATGGCTCGGTGGTAAACTCGCTAAACTTCGTATGCCTGCCGATCGCTCGAACATTTTAAACGATGCAAAGCGCATCTCACCTAAAGCATTTGTCGGTCGTATGTACACCTATCAATATGACCCTAAATTTAAAGACACTCTGCCTGTCTGGGACAAATTCCCGCTCGTTATTCCAATTGAGATGTATGCAGACGGTTTCTTAGGATTAAATCTACATTATCTCGACCCATATTCTCGTCTCATTCTTCTTGATCGATTAAGCGATTTTATCAACAATGATAAATATGACGACACAACCAAGTTTCGTTTATCTTATGATTTATTGAATAAGTCGAGACGGTATAAACTTATACAGGATTGTCTGAAGAGATATCTACTTACTCATATCGTTTCTTCGATGATATACATCGAACCAAGTAATTGGGAAACGGCAATTTTTCTACCGACACAAAAGATGGTATATAGAAAGTAATGGCATTTAATGTAAATCGATTTATCGCACACTTCGACGCTCAAGACGGATTTGCAAAGTCCTCAAAGTTCGATGTGCTCTTAAATGTACCATCCGTTTTAATGAGTATGGCAACATCTGAACAACTATCGCTGCAGTGTGAAACAGCAGAGTTGCCTGGTTACACTTTAAACACTATTGAAAACAAAATCTTCGGAGCACCGACTCCATTGGCTGGCACTCCCTCATTCGGTGATGTTACTCTCACATTTATTTGCGCTGGCAATTTATGGGAAAAGAAATTCTTCGATGCGTGGTTAAATTACATCATTCCAAAACAAACTTATCTTGTGAACTACAAGATGAACTATGTTACAGATATTGTCATTCGTCAATATAGTGAATTTATGCCACTCGATAAATTTGAACTTATGCGAGAAGAGGCATTGCGACAAGATAAAACTCAGCTGGGCGAAACACGACCAACTCTTGCAACAGTCGCAACTATGACACCATTAGATCCAGAACGATTTAATAAACCGCATGTGAGTTATGCTTGTACACTCATCAATGCATTTCCTGTGACAGTAAACGCAATGAATCTGAACTGGGGCACAGACGAGATTCATCGATTGACAGTTGCATTTAAGTTCGATCGTTGGTTACCACTTAAAACAGATGCAAGAATTCCAGATGTGTCACCTGTGCAATCAGCGCCAAATGCTGGTGATAATGAAACTGGATCTATTGGTTCGGTTGTGAATACACCAGCTGGTGCTATTCGCACTCAACCAACAAGACCTACGGAGTTTATGGCGCGCACTGGTGGCTATCGAGGATCAGCTTAACATGGAGTAAATTATGGCATTACCGAAAATTAGTTATCCTACATTTGATGTGCATTTGACATCGTTGAATAAAAAGGTAAAGTTTCGACCGTTTCTAGTGAAAGAAGAAAAGTTATTGTTAATGGCAAAGGAAGCAGAAGATCTGTCTTCATTGCTTGATACAGTGAAGCAAATTATCAATAACTGCTGCCTCGATGAGAAGGTAGATATTGAGAATTTACCGCTGTTCGATTTGGAGATGATCTTTATTCATCTTCGACTTCGTTCAGTAGGAGAAACATTAGAACTTACATACAAATGCGAGAATGTTGTTGAAGAAGAGCGATGTGGCAACAGTATGGCATTTGAGGTAGATTTAAACAAAGTAGAAGTTATAGTACCAATAGATCATACAAATAAAATTATGATCTCTGAAGAGATTGGAATGATGCTCAAATATCCTTCAATCAGTATTTCATCTTCGATTGCATCTAGAGTTGACACTTTAGAAAACATTTTAGATCTAATTTATGAACATTTAGATTATGTGTTTGATGACAGTTCAAAGTATGAAGCTGGGTCTGTAACAAAAGAAGAGTTTTATGACTTTTTGGGTTCTTTAAGTCTTGATCAACTTGAAGGATTTAAATCATTCTTTTCAACTCTACCTTATGTGCAGACATCAAAAGAAGTTACATGCAGCAAGTGCTCCTTTAACCATACAATCGTTGTAAAAGGAATCGACGATTTTTTCGGTTAATGTTTGGTTATGACAATTTAGCGAATTATTTTAATTGTAACTTTGGTTTGATTCAGCACCATAAGTATGCATTGAGCGACATTGAGAATATGTTGCCGTGGGAGCGTCAGACCTATGTAAACATGCTTATGAACTGGTTGAAGGAAGAAAAGGAAAGAATTAAGTTGCAACAACAGCAACAGAAATCTGAGATTGCAAAAGTTACAAGAACTAGAAGAAAACGATGAAGATAAAAACTACAGGTGCTAAAAGTTTAACTGGTCTTAAAGAGAAGAACCGTAAGCGTCGAAGCACTCGAGTGAAAGGTTCAGAAGAGGAAGTTCAAAACTTACTCGAGATGCAGCGTGAGGCTGTCCAGCAGAAAATGGGCGAAGCAGGTGGTGGTGTCATAAAGAAAACCATCGGTGGAGTTAAGGGTCTCCAAGAAGCCTACAATCTTCAAGAAGAATATAAAGTTGCCAAGTCTGGCGTTCAGTCTCGTTATGGTAAATTTGCAAAGGCATTTGGCTTTGCTGATGAGAAGCAAGCAGCGATGATTGATAAACTTTTCGGCAAGAAAGTTCCAGAAGAAGAACTTAAAAAGATGCGCGAAAAGTATAAGATTAAAGATGAAAAAGAAGAGAATGGCGAAGAAAAGAAAGAGAAGGCTACAAAAGGATTAAAGAAACAATCTGAAAAATCTAAACTTCGCGATGATCAGATAACGAAGATCTATGAGTTGTCTGAAAAAATTCATGAGATGGTTGGCGGCATTAAATCGTCAGTTGATGGTATTGCAAACAAACTTCGCGCCAGCCCAGCAAAGGCAGCACCAAAGTCTAAAAAAGAAATGCGTAAACTTGAGAAGAAGGCAGGTCTCAAGTATTCAAAAGAAGCCAGTCGATATCGAGATGAGAAAACTGGTAAGTTTGTAGGCGCAGAAACTGCGCGTCAAAAAATGAATATCGCCCCAACTGCTCCAACTGCCACTGCAAGCAAGGCTACGGCTGTGGCAACTGCTCCCGCTGCAGGAGCGGCTGGCGCAGCAATGGCACCAACGGCAACAGCATCTCCGTCTGTTGATGCAGATCTAAAGAGTCAAACATTAGAAGAAACTGAACCAGTAGAAAAGAAAGACGATAGTGGTAAAAAATTAGATAAACTTTCGAAAGATGTTAAAAAGGCTAATGAAGGAATTGAAGAAATTCTTGATATTTTCTCACTTAAGAGTTTCTATAAACTTATTGGTGGTGCAATTGGATTTGCAGTTCCTTTGTTAAAGAAAGCGATTGAGTTCATTTGGGACATTGGCAGTAAGGGCGTTAAATGGATAGCCGATCTTGCAATGAGTGTTTGGGAGAAGATTCGCGATTTCTTGACTGATGTTAAATTAGATATTCCTGAAATAATGGGTCCTGTTGAGATTGATCTTCCAGGTTTTGACCCATTCACACTCGGACCAATTGGTGGATTTACTTTTGAACCATTTAAGTTTTTGAAGAAGCCAATTGAAGGTCCAGATAAAGTAACACCACAAGCAGAAAAATCAGAAAACCAAAAGAGAGCAGAGCAACAACCTGCTGCTAGACAGCAAAGGTCCCAAGCTGCAGCAGGAGTTGCTGGAGCTAGCACAGGCGGTAGCGGCACAGGTGGCACAGGTGGCACAGGTGGTACGGGTGGCACAGGTGGCACAGGTGGCACAGCAAGTGGTGGTGGGCAGTACGATCAATACCAAAATGCGATCGTACCAAGTGGCGGTGGTAGCGGTGGTGCTCCAACAGCAACTCCTGCAGGATCAAATATGCCAGGTGGTGCACCTCCAGCCGCAGGTGGAAGTGGCGCAGCAGGTGGTAGTGTGATTGGTATTGTTAAGGGTGCTATGGCTGAATATGGACTTAAGAATCCATATACTCAAGCAGCGCTGCTCGCAAACATTGAAAAAGAATCTGGATTCAAACCAAAATCTGAAAATCTAAACTATACATCTATTGAAAGAATCAGAACAGTATTCACTCGACTTAAAAAGTATTCTGACGAAGAATTACAAGCAAAGGCAGTAAAAAACCCAGAGGGAATGGCTGAACTTGTTTATGGAATGAATGATAGAATTGGTCAAAGCATGGGAAACAATGAGCCTGGAGATGGATGGAAGTATCGCGGTCGTGGATTCATTCAAATTACTGGCAAGAACAATTACGCCAGATATGGAAAAATGATTGGTGTAGATCTGATCGGCAATCCTGATCAAGCAAACGATCCATCAATTGCTGCTAAACTTGCTGCAGCATTCGTTATGACTGGTTTAAGAGGCAAACAAGATTTTCCAGATCAAAAATCAGCCAATCGTGCAGTCACTCAAACAATTGGTGGTGCTGGATTAGGTCTTGATAAAGGTTATGGTGCTGAGATTCTCGCCAAAGTTGACAAGTATTCAACAAAATATACACCTGCAGGTGGCACAGGTCAGCCATCACAAGGCGGTCCAATGTATGCTGCAGCAGGTGGTGTTGCTTCTGGTCCGCAATCTGGATATCCCGCAACTCTACACGGCACTGAAGCCATTGTTCCACTTGATGGTCAATCATATCAATCTAAACAAGCAGTGACTGCAGTGAGTAAGGCAGTTTCTGGTGATCAACTATCACAACAAAGTGCAGATAATTCAGCAGCATCCAGTGCTCCAAGTGTTGTGC